GGCAGGCCGCCAAACGATGACGCACGGGTCAGGTTGGTGAGTTTCGATACTAACCATTGGAAGTCATTTCTGCACCGTCGATTCCAGACGCCGGCAGGGCAGGAGGGCTGCATCACGTTATGGGGCGACGATCCTGAACAGCACGATCAATTCGGCGAGCATATAACCTCTGAGAGAATGACCAGATCATTTACAGAGAAAGGCGGCCAGTTTGATATTTGGCGGCTGGTGCCGAATCGCGAGAACCATTGGCTAGATACTACGGCCGGCTGCTGCGTGGCGGCGGCGATGCTTGGATGCTCGCTGGAAAAAAAGCGCAAGCGGAAAGTTAATCAGCACGACAAACCTAAAGCAGCCGAGGGCGGCAATGATGGGAAAAAATCAACCAGTAAGCGCGGCGGAATGCGAGGCGGCGGCGGATTCGCCACTAATTGGTGACGGCAATGATTGATCAGGTAAAAATCGGCGAGAGGTTGCGCCAGGTCCGCGAGAATCGTAGCATGACCGCCGCCCAGGTAGCGCGTATCTGCGATTTGAACAAAAATACGATATACCAGATAGAGGAGGGCAACCAGGATATGAAACTGCAGAAGCATCTGGTTCCGATCTGTCGATGTTACCGTATAACCGTGCAACTGTTGATCGCCAGCGTTGAGATTACCGAATCGAAACAAGTTTAATAAAGTTTACATTTTTGTACTACTAATTATTGTAAATTACGCTATTACCTCTCAATATTGGCGTAATGGCGATCCCTGTCCACGACAACGAGCCGGCCGCAATTCACGCGGGCGAGACAATCAAATGGCGGAAGTCCTTGGGCGATTTCCCTGCCAGCACCTGGACGCTTGTCTATAGTTTTCGGGGCACTACCCAGCTCGATATCACCGCAGTTGCTGATGGCGACGATCACCTCGCGACCATCTCCAAAACTCAATCGGCTGCACTCAATCCTGGCAGCACCGATCAGACTACATTTTGGGATGCGTATGTAACTGCCGGCGCAGAGCGATCCCATGTAGGCGCCGGCGAGATCACCATATCAGGCGACCTGTCAATAGTCGAGAGTGCGCATGATGGGCGCAGCCAGGCGAAGCGCACGCTAGACGCCATCCAAGCGCTCATCGAGGGAAAGGCGACCAGCGACCAGCGGTATATTATTGTCGGCGACCGGCAACTACATCGGCTGAGTCCGTCTGAGATAGTTGAATGGGAGCAGGTATTTATCGCTCGCGTTGCCAAGGAAGAGAGCGACAGGGACAAGGCAAACGGCAAATCACGGCGGAATAATATTGGCGTGAGGTTCGTTGAGGCATGACGCTCTGGCAAAAATTTAAGCGCTCGATGGGATTCGGCAAAAAGGCGAAGCAGCGTGGCTATTCATTCGCTAAAATGAACCGACTAACTGCCGATTGGATCATGGGCCGCACTGGCCCGGCGACTGAGGTATTAAACTCGCTCGACGGTGGCCGGGAGCGATCACGCGACCTGGCACAGAATAACACATATATAAAACGCTATTTGTCGATCTCAGAGCGCAACACTATCGGCAGCAAGGGGATCAAGGCCAAACTCGGCGAAATGGATGCCGACAGTGGCATGGCAATTCTCAAGGCGTGGAAAAAGTGGGGCAGGGTTCGGAGTTGCACTGTCTGCCGCGAGCATAGTTGGCGCGATGTTCAAAACCTGGCAGTCAGATACATGAAGCGCGATGGCGAGTTATTCGTTAGGATGGTACGCGGCACTCAGTTTAATGATTTCGGGTTCGCTCTGCAGTTGATCGAGCCAGATTTTATTGATACCGATCTGAATGCTGACCCGTTCGGCAGAGGCCGAAAGGTCATCATGGGCATCGAGAAGGATCGCGAATGGAATTTTACCACAGCTTATTATGTGCTGACGGCGCATCCGAGTGACAGCGTAGCGGATGTCGGTAGCATGAACGGGCGCAACTATATCAGAATCCCGGCTGACGAGATGATCGCACTCGGCCGCACTGAACGAATCGGCGAGACTCGGCACATGCCGGCCACTCATGCGTCTGCAGTACTCCTGAAGCAGCTCCAAGGCTACGAGGAGGCCGAGGTAGTTGCGGCCCGCGTCGGCGCTACCAAGGGCGGTTTTTATAAGCCCGGCGACAGTTACAATGCTGATGAGGAATTAAGCGACGGGTCATTTATCCAGGAGTTGTCGCCAGGCACATTTGAGCTGCTGCCGCCAGATGTTGAATTTCAGAGTTATGACCCGACGCATCCGGCGGTCACGTTCGCCGATTTCCGCAAAGCGATGGTGCAGGGCATCGGCAGCGGCCTTGATGTCACCTATAACAAGTTGGCCAACGATTATGAGGGCGTGACCTATTCGAGCATCCGTAGCGCGGAACTGGATGAGCGCGATGCCTGGATGTGTGACCAGGAGTTTCTGGCCGAACATCTGCACGCATTGGTATTCGAGCGCTGGATTGAAACGGCGCTACTGATGGGCGCAGTCCAGGGCGTATCATTTACCAGGCTCGATGAGATTATTGAATCTGTTACATGGCACGGTCGCCGGTGGATCTGGGTCGATCCACGAAACGATACAATGGCAAATAAGATCGCAGTCGAGGAAGGCTGGAAATCTAATACGGGCGTCGCCGCTGAATATGATAGCGACTATGCCGACAATGCCAAGGATCGCGAGCGAGAGGCGCAGATTGACGCCGAGACAGTTCCAACTACGGCAAAAATTAAACTGGAAATAGAGGCTGGCGAGGCCGAGGTAGTTTTAGATCCAGATGAAACAGGAGATGATGATGGACGAAGCAGAATTGCTGCAGATTCGCTCAGAGCAATATCAGCGTAATGCCGCTGTAGAGCTATTAGCTCGCGACCATGACGGCGATGACGATGATGATCAGATGGAGTTTCGGGCGACGATCTCAAGCGAATTGCCGGTTACTCGATGGTTCGGGCGCGAGATACTCGATCACACTGACGCATCAATCCGCATGGGCCGACTCAATGGTGGCGCTGCTGTTTTGGATCGTCACCACGGCGATCAGATTGCGGTGGTTACAGGGGCCAGGCTGAACGACAAACGGCAACTGGTCATCGATTACCGATTCAGCCGCAATACTCCCAGAGCGGACATCATCCGGCGCGACGTTATTGATGGCATCCGCCGAAATGTGTCAGTTGATTACCAGATCCACGCGATGCAACGCGATGGCGAGACAGATGGCATTGTCAGTTTCAGGGCGACAGACTGGGAGCCGCTCGGCTTTTCGTTTGAGCCAATACCCGCAGACCCGACTATAGGAGTAGGGCGCAAAATGGAAAATAAGAATGGCCCGGTTGAAACGGGAGAATTATTTGATCGTACCCACGAGGGTGACGGAGTCGGGCAACGACTCGAACCAAAACCGCCGGCAGATCCGGCAACGCAGGAGAGAAAAGTGGAAAACGAAACCACGGAGAAACTGCCCGACATCAAGGTGATTCGGGAAACGGCGTCTAGTGACGCAACGGGTCAGGAACGCGCTCGCGTTGCCGACATTCTCGCAGTTGGCGAAAAGCATGGCCAGATGGAGTTGGCACGTACTGCTATCTCCGAGGGTATGCCACAGCAGCAGTTCAGCCGCAACGTATTGGATCTGATCGCTTCGGCGCCGGTTTCACTGCAGGCCGACATCGGCATGAACAAGGACGAGATTCGCCAATACAGCATCGTTAAAGCGATTCGCGAAATGGCTGCCAACGGTGGAAGCATCGCCGGGCTTACCGGCCTTGAGCGCGAGGCCCATAAGGCGGCCACTGATCTGTATGGCCAGGAGGCGCGTGGCTTCTGGATTCCGCAGGATGTGCAGAAGGCCGGATGGGGTCGTACCCTGAATACTGGTGTTGATACTGCCGGCGGTCATACGGTGCAGGAAGACGTGCTGGGTGATTCGTTCATCGAGCTGTTGCGTAATGCTCCGCTGGTCGCCCAGGCCGGTGCAACTACCCTGAGCGGGCTGGTTGGCAATGTCTCGATTCCGTCCCAGACGGGCGCGGCAACCGCTGACTGGCTGACTGAAACCGGCGCGACTACTCCATCGGAGCAGACGTTTGGCGAGGTTACTCTGGCACCCAAGCGATTGAGTGCAGAAACGCCATTCAGCAAGCAGTTGATCGCACAGTCGAGCATTGACATTGAGTCGTTTGTTCGGCGCGATCTGGCGAACATCATGATTCGCACGATTGACCTTGCATCGCTGCATGGCACTGGTGCATCGAATCAGCCAACTGGCATCGCCAATACTGCCGGCATCAATGCGCTCACGTTCGGCGGTGCGCCGACATGGGCAGATGCCGTTAATTTCGAGACATTGGTCGCAACCGACAATGCCTTGATGGGTTCCAGCCTGGCATACATGACCACAGCAGCAGTGCGTGGCGCATGGAAGACTACCACGAAGGACGCCGGATCTGGCATGTTCTTGTGGGAGGGCGATGTGGTCAATGGATACTCAGGACTCGTGACTGAGCAGGTAGCCGGCAACGTCGTATTTTTCGGCAACTGGACTGAGTTGCTGATTGGCCAGTGGGGAGGATTGGACATTGTCGTCGATCCTTTCACCCAGGCCAGCAACGGCCAGATCCGCATTGTTGTGATGCAGTTGACTGACATCGCGGTTCGCCACGCTGTCTCGTTCGCCGTATCAACCGACGCAGGCAATCAGTAAGCAATAACGGATCAGGAGGAATAGGCTATGGAATGGATACGGATTATCCGCGACACATTCTGTCCCGGCCACGGAAACGTGGTAGTCGGGCAGGAATTGGAATGTCATGGCCTTGTAGCTCGGTCGCTGCGACAATGCGGCAAAGCTGTTTCGATTGATCCCGCAAAAACCACCGCAGCCAAGGCGGGGGCGTCGAAAGGCGCTCCTGCTACGGCATCGGCGAAGAAGAAGAAGAAGGCAGCCAAAAAGAAGAAGAAGTAATGGCTGGAGAATTTGATTTTTTCGAGGAGGTCATAGGTGATCCGCTATTCGGTATTCGGATGGGGATGACCTATAAAGGTGCCGACTATGATTTTGTTGATCACGGCGAAACGATTGAGAAAGACTATACAGCGGCCGGCGTGCGGAACGTCACCATGCGCAGGGTCGATGTGAGGGTTTCGGATTTCAGCGACGATGAGCCGACGCCGAAACAGTTAGTAACATTCAGCACCGAGAACGGAATAAAAACATATCGGCTCGACAACCGTAGGATCTCATCTACTGGGATCAGTTACAAACTGCTGCTGATACAGGAATTTAGCGATTAATGGCACGGCCAATGATTGAATTTAAGGACGCAGACATTAAGGGGCTAGACCGTGCTATCGGCAGGCTGGCCCGCGTATCCCGCCGGGAGCTGCGGCTGATGGTTGGTGATGTCAGCAAAACATTCATCCGCAAGGCTCAATCAGCTACTCCCATGGCCAAGAAGAAAACGGAATGGGTATTCGCCCAGATCGATGGCGAGACTGTAGGCATCCAACTAGACTCGCCCGTGTTGACGCCTGGCCGCGCATTTGGTAAAAGCGGATTCGCTCCTGCCGGCAAGCGCCTGGGCATGTCATCATCGGCTGCTCGCGGACAGGGTGATGGCGAATTTGTAGACAATCGGCGCAAATTAAGGCCGTCGTTCAGGATCATTAATGCGGTGCCCTATATCGGCAGTCTGGATGTTGGTGGCCAGATGCCGCCGCTCCCTGATCCGAAACATCTGCCATTTTCGCCGGCGCATAACATCAGTAAGCGCGGATTGGCCGGAACCATTGTAGATGTTGATCGGCTGGCAAAAACTCGCATGAAGCGCGAAATGTCACGGGCATGGAAACTCTGAATGGCTGTAATTCAAAAACTTGAGACACTATACGAACTGGCAGTTAAAGCGGCCCTTGATGCGTTTGGCGAGATCAGCGGCACATATACTGTCCGCGTTGCTGATGAGATTGGCGTTAATGAGATCAGGCCGGTCATTCTAGTAAAGGCGGTCAGCATGGAGGATGCCACCGCCGGCGTATATGATGGCTATGACATAGCCCGCGTCGAGATCATGTGCATCAGCGACAAAACAGACGATCCAAGCAGCGCAGTGGTCAATTTGATGATTGGCGCTGTTCGCGATGCATGGGCAGAAGCGTCAATAAATAGCGACCTCGAACTAGGCGGTGGGCTGAAAATATTTGGCACCAGCAATGAGGGTGAGGGATTTCGCAGTGATGACGGCGATAAACGAGTAAGGATGCTGCCGGTCACGGTGACAGGCTCATCGATTCATGATGTACCATAGATAGATTAGGAGAGAGAGATGGCCAAAACATTCGTAATAATCGAAAACCATGCAGCAGTCGCCGCGCTTGGCACAATCGTGGAGGCATCGTACACGGATAACACTGAGTTCGGTTTTGGTCATGATGCGTCGGGCAATGTGGATGCAACGAACGCCGGCAAGCGCAGAATCACCGCAGAACTGACGGTTGAGTTTGATGTTGCAACGACAGCGTTGCCGGCCAGCGGCGGCCAGATCGCCCTGGACTGGGATGGCAACGGCACTGAGTCGTTCAATATTGAAGATGCGACCCGCGATGAAACCGCTGACAGTTCCGAGGTTAACACGTTCAAAATTTCTGCATTTTTTGACCTCCCCAGCTAATCCGTGATTGAGGAGTCCCATTTGTGGACCATGAACAGGCAGTCAATGCAATCAAGGCGATTCAGAGTGATCCTGAGATTGCGAGAATTGATGAGGCGATTGATGCTGAACGCGCTGCCGGCGTGGCGGATTCGGAGACCATCGCCGCTATTGGCGGGCGCTATCCTGTCGGCGAGTCCTCGATAGGCGCAGTCAGGCCCGGCGCTCTTGTGGCGCTCGCGCTGATCTCGTCGCCATTACTCGGTCGCCCAGGCGACATCGCTGATGCTGACGTATGGCGGGCGCTGTACGCCATCGAGGGCGGCCCCGACACAATGACTCCGGTCATGGGCCTTGATATGCGACTGCGTGCAGCTCGCCAGCTATCTGATGAGGCGCAGGGATCGCCGGAACTGTTCGCCGTCTACCTCAGCCATCTCGATTCCATCCAGGCTGATGCGTGGCTCGCGTTCGACAATGCCGCGATTGAGTTCTGCAAGCAATACGGGCACATCACCGCCGGCGAGGCGCTGGGCGTTGTCGCGGTTGCCATCCAGGACGCGATGGCATCTAGCCAGATGATTAAATCGAATCCATCGAAAAAAAAAGAGGAGCCGGCGGATTCAAAATCACAACCTACGACGCCGACTGGCTCGCGCAGCTTGAGGCGCTCTGTGCTGAATTTGGCGGAGTCGATCCTAGGGAGATTGCGTGGGGCTTTAGTGTCGCCCAATTGAATAGGATGATTGCCATGCGTGCGCTGTCGATGGGCAGCAGGGTGAAGCGGACGAGTGACCGAGAGGACGAGCTGGAACATGAATATAGAATGCGGAAGCAGGAGATAGAGGCCCGATTCAATGGCAGTAGTGCGAAAACTTGATGTACAGATAGGCGG